AGAAATTTCTGGTATGGTTGGAATTGGTGTTGGGCCTGCCTCAAAGCTAACATTGGCATCGTCCATAAAATCTTCAAACAAACCCTTGCCAGAATTAATTGTTGCTCCGGGTTTTAAAACACGACCATCTCCTGCAAAACCAATATCCATTGGATCGTCCATTTGAACTGGACTAGGGGTTGCGGAACTAGTTTCAATTCCGGGTGCTTCAGCACTACTAAGGTGCATATACTCATCCACACCTTCTGGAAGAGTTGTCGCACTCACACCAATTGGAAACTTACCTGTTCCAAAGATTACATCAATAAGTTGACCAAAAGACGCTAATACTTTAGTTTTTGTTACTTTAATAAAAACACGAGACTTTTCAGATTCTCTAAATCTTACGTTTTTAGGATATAAACCTCTAAAATTATGGTACGCTGTAATCCAACGATTTTCGTCAGAGTCTCTTGCCATTTGTGCATCTGCATATCGTGCTTCAATTAGCCCTGCAAGATTAGATTTCATATAGGTGTCTGAGTTAATAGACAGCCCATCTTCATTTTCTACAGGCTCAAAAAAGACGCCATTTGCACTATCAACTAAAGTGTTTTCTTCTGCCATGTTTATCCCATTGGTGTTAGGCTAAGTAGTGTGTATATAACACTAAAACTAATTATAATGCCTAATGTATAAATTCCATACGTATTAAAGGGTCGCCAAACTTTGTGTTTCATTAGTATCCAAATGTCCCGTCTGCTGGTTGATAAATAGTTTCTTGGTGTAAACGGCGCATACGACTAAATGTATCGTCTATGCGTGGCCTAGACATAATAAGATACCGCAACGCATCATACGCATGGTCTGGTGCGTGGGTATCTACATCTTCAGGGTTGCTTTTATCCAGAGGAATACTTTGCAGTTCGCGTATCAGGTTAGGACAAGTATTAAATATTTGTAATTTGGGCCTTCCGCTTTGCTGAACCTTCAAGTATTCATGGATTTGAATCTTGCCTGCAACTCTGTTTTTATCTGCTCGTCTTAGCTTATGTCCAGCTTTAACAAGCGTTTCTCCAACTGTTGGGCCTGTTTGCCCTGTGCGGTTCCAACACGCTGTGTCTAATACGCCCGGAACACTCATTGGATCATTTAATTCCATTTCTGCTATAAGATGAGCTAGGTCTGTTGCTAATAGTCCTTTTCGATAGAGTTCTCTGTATATTATTAGTGTGTTGTCATCTCTATCTATTGCACCCCAGACACAAGCTGATTCTGAAGCATATCCATAGTCAATGCCTTTTACACGATCCCAATGTATCGGGATTTCAAAAGGATCAATGATGTGGGTGTTTCTATCAAACTCTGTAAAGGCCGCACCTTCTGCAACCTCCCAATCACCTTCTAGTAGCTGTCGCCGTTGCGTAGGTGGCAACGCCTTCAGCATTTGTTCGTATCTTCCATCACGCGCTAGGTACGGGTTATCGTCTAGCCGTGCTGGTATAAACTTTCTGCTAAGGCCGTCTGAACCTATAAAAGTTTCGTTGGGTGGTGAAGCGTCTATGTATCTTTTCTTTACCCAATGCGCTCCAACACCGCCGGGGTTAGCGGTACACCGCATATATGGTACAATCTCTGGATCTGTTGTACGCAGTCGAGAAGCCAAGTAGTTCCAAGAGAACTCTGTAGCTTGATGCGTAATCTCATCAAAACCAATCCAACTGTACGCTTGTCCTTGGTAGCGGTATACGTCTGCATCTCTCTCCAAGAATCCAAATTCTATTTTAGCTCCAGACGGAAAGTTCCAGAGCTTTTCTACTTCTTTATACTTACAACCGGGAAAGGCTTTCGGGTAGAGTTCACGAGACTTGTCTATTAGCTCTCGTAACTCTGGCATAGAACGCCGCAGGATTAATGCTCTATGCGCTCCCCGATGAGCATAGCGAAGAGGATCAACCAACATCGCATAGCTCTTGCCTCCACCAGCCGCACCACCGTACAAAACATCAGTCTCAGAAGCGGCGAGAAAGTCAGTTTGTGGGCCATCGTTGGGCTTAAAGATGACATTCTCTTCTGCGACAGTCCTCAACGCCTTGGGCAAGTCGGCAGTTGTTGTTGTTATTTTTCCTTCTGCTTTTGCCTCTTTTCCTTCTATTTTCTGCAACGTACTCTTAGAAGTGTCAAGTGACCGTTTATAGTTTTCTAACTTGGTGCGAGCCTGCGCTAACCGTTTTTCTTTCTTTCGTACAACTTTCCTTGCTTCAATCTTGGCCTTGGTTTCGGAGTGGTAGTTGTAGCCTCTACCTGACGAACCCTTTGGGCGTCCAGCCTTTTTGCGAGGCGTTCCATCTCTTTTAAGTATGAAATCGCCATTGTCATCTCGCATATACGCATCTGGATGCTCTTCCCAATCATTCATATTTAGAAACTATTTTATTTAATCCTGAATGTGAGATTGATCGTCCCGTATCATATTCAAGCCATGTAGCTCCTTCACGCAACGAGAGAACTTTATTTTTTACTAATGGCACAATTTTATTGAGGGCTTTTAATTCATCCTCAATCTCTTCTAAATGTACCCCATCCTCCATCAACTTATAGCCAAACGGGATGGTACTACTACTACGCCTCTTCATATCGACCTTCTATAACTACTTCTTGTTTTGCTGGTAGTATAAAAAGGCCATTAGAGTTTTGCAAATTAACATCTAACTTATCTGTCTTAGCTATGCCAACACGGTCTAGGAGCGTCTGAGCGGCCTGTAGACGAACGTTAGCTTGAGGTATGGGGTCTGTACTGTCCATAACCTCAACGAGCTTTAGAGAAGCTTTGGGGGCATTCTGGGCTAATATATTCTCAGCTAGTTCTATTATTTCTGTTTTAAGAGCTTTAACTACGGATGTATATGAGCCTTCAGCATACCCCGCTAATTCTGCGGCACGTTTAGTATCCCCATTACAGGAAACTAGGTTGTCCAAAAAAGATTGCTGTTTTGTTGTCAATTCTTTATTCATATTAGTTATTATATACCTGATTTACAGGTTTGTCAAGTTATATTTGAAAAAACTTGACAAATCTTAAATCCATGTGTATAATAGACTATGTAGCCCACCGGGTACATATAGACATACAGCCCCCTTTAAAGCCTTTGAAGTGGGGCGACAAACTGGTTGACATTCAAAACCTCCCAAGTTGTGCGTGAATGAGTATATATATACGGGAGGGGGCATGGACACCTGCGTACCCCTACACGCCTCTGAAGACTTTAAAAGTCTTGCGAGGACTCTAAGACCTACCACCCCCTTCTTAAATTTTATAGAATATAAAATTCTACCAAGACTTCTAGTATACGTTCCGTATATCTAGAAAAACTTTTAAAAATTTTTAGAGAATCTAAAAATTCTATAGAGATTTCAAAGTCCTGCCAGAATAACTGTAAAAGAATTTTACAGCCTCCCAAGAAAACTATCTCCAAAAATTCTATAAGAATTTCAATGCCTGTCGTGTCACACACTCTGTCACAACCGCATAATGCGCAGGGACAGCGGTTGACAATTTTTGCGATTCATGCCCTTAATGGAATGGCTACGGCGAGACAGCCTAGCGACAATTCACTTTCACAGGGCAAAGCCCCACGGAGATACATATGAGCAATTCAGCCATCCAGTTCGACACTAATGCTAAAGCATCGGTCAAGCAACTTTATCGTCTTGGTAGCCACTTCGCCAAACTAACAGGCGATACTCCGCAGGAAGTTTACGGACTTTCCAAGCGGTTTCCAGCGGCTCTCCAGCGTTGGCAAGCGGAGCACGAGGCAACGCCTATTACTATGGGTGATGTCAGCACCTTCCTCACCAACACTAAAGTGCCAGCCAAGTTCGTCAAAATGGTGACGGACAAAAAGCCTACGGCTAAAACTAAGGCGGCTCCCAAGCCCAAGGCGTCACCCGCTAAAACTAAGGCGGACCCCAAGCCATCGGAGATGCCACTTGGTGACTTCAAGGATCACTTCGAGAAAATCACTGGTAGAGTCTATCGACTCGAACAAGCCAGCGAGGAACACACCACTCGACTAGCTACGCTAGATGCCAAGCTTGATGTAATCATGGCGTACATCACGGAAGATCCCGACAGCGAGTAATACTATAGCGCCCCGGCTTCGGCTGGGGCTTTCCTTCC